CTGTACTTCACCACTAGCAGGAAAATCATACTCTCCAGTATCTAATTGTTTTATTTCAAAAGGATTAGAAGTATGTTTAGTAGGATATAAAACCCTCTTAATACCCGTACTATCAACTCTTGATATTTTTGTATAGTTTACGTAGTCATGAGGCAACACCATTGTTAAACTAGGCGGTACGACAATTTGTTGAGATTTAATTGATTTAAACGTGTCAAAAGATAACTCAGCTAAAGCTCGCTTGGCATGAAAAGCTATGTCAGCTCTTTTTGCTTTAGGTATAAGCTTATCTTCTCCAACGTACATAATCTGAAATTGATTGATAATATCGTTCAAAGATACAAACTGATAGTTACCAAAATCATTACCTTGGTAATACTGTTTCTGTGTAGTTCCGTCTAATAAACCCATTTGTTATGATTTTTCTTGTTGTATGTAAGAAGACTCTTTACCACTAGCTGCTTGAACCAGCATTTGGTCTTTCATAGATACACCTGCGAATTGTAATATTTTAGTTACTAGATTCTTTTCTTCCGAAGGATGCAGCTCAAAGTCTCGCCATCCAGCGCTCGTATCTGGGTTAAATAATGCATTACCATTTACTTCAACATAAGTCCAATTAGGCGAATCTGGTTTTCTTATAAAATCTATACGCGTACTATCATATCCTTGAACAGGCGATCTGTAAATTGTTTTGTTAGATCTATAGAATATAGGTCTATTTATTTCAGGCGCCATAAGAGATGACATATGGTACGCATCGTATTCTCTTTTGCTAACTTCTTCTGCTGCGTAAAAAATACCTGTAGCAGCTTCTCTATATCTTACCGCCTCTAATCTATAAACACTATCACTGAGCTCGCCTGAGTGCGCTTGATTAGCTGTTCTAAAAATAGATATCTTTTCCTCAATCATTTCTCGAGGATCTGAAGTTACAGTTTTATTACCAGGAATTCTTAGGAATAATTTGAGGTCATGAAAGTATTGCTCAAATATTTCGTTTTGAGCCTGGTTGGCAAATAAGTTAAACTCCTGTGGAGTTATATAACCTCTTTGTTCTTTGTTAGCTATCGCTAACACTGTTTGATATACTCTATCTACACTTATTGCCATAATTCGTTATTTATAGTTAGTGACCACCCCGAAGGGTGGCCGCCCAACTAAGTGATTATTAGTTTAATCGTTTTTCAATGTTAGCGTATATTTCCATACCTTCATCAGTTTTAAACCAATGAGCTAACGCGGTATATGGGTGCTCTTCAAATGGTACAGTGAAAAGCTTTCTATCTGTAGAAGCCCAAGAGAAATGTCTTTGATCTCCTGATAGTTTTAGTATTCCAGCTTCTGTAGCTTTAATACCAAAGTTTCTAAGCATAACATTATCATCGTCTACAAGCTCTAAGAATAAACCAGGGTTTCTCTTAGCGAATAATAAAAGATCTCTTTTAAGTTCTTTAGAACTCATGCTGTTTACTTGAGAACCTATTTCTACACGCATAACAGCCTCTGCAACTTCTATATCAAGATCTCTCGCCGCCATTAACGCATCAACTTGTAGTTCTAAAATATCTACTTCATTCGCAGCTACTACTTCTGGCTTGTGCTCTATAAATAAAGGCCCATTCAACGGGTGATATAAAGATAAAAGCTTCTGTAATACTGTTTTGTTTTTAGGCACGAATAAAGCTCCATTTTTAAATATAATATGCTCTAGTCTTTGCTCACCTTTCATTTCATCAACAAAGCAAGTTCTTTGATTAGAACAGTATTTAAGCTCTCTTTCGTAACCTTTTTCTTCGTCAAACCAATAGATGTTACTTCCTTTAATCAAGTAAGTTAATGGAGATCTATTTTTAGTAAGATAGTACATCCTATCTTTTATCTCCCAGTTATCTTCTGGTTTTGATTTTTTGTTTACAACGTTTTTTGGTTTAGGAGCCGGAGCATCTTGCACTTCAACGTTTTCTACTTGAGGTTCTTCAATAACCTCTTCTTTTTTCTTTTTAGCCATAATATAATAAAATAAAAAATTAATATAAAACTACCCCACCCGAAGGTGAGGTAGTTTCAAAACATATATATACTCTTAGTTAATTAGCATGAAGTTGTTCGCGCCTTGAGTGATTAAACATCTCTCAGTTAGGTAGTGAACCTCCATTACGTCTTTACCAGAAGTAGCTGCACCTCCAACAGAACCAGTGATCCAAGTCTTCATCTTACGAGACTCAGTAGCTGATTGTCTGTAACGTACGTGTAAGAACGGACGCTTAAGGTTACGGCCTAGCATTTCGTCGTATACTGAAGATACTCCAGCAGGAACAACAACACCGCGGATATTATTAACTGTATCGTTAAGACCTCCACGAGTGCCCTTATCGTTTAAGTATTTGAAGTCTGACTTGTAGAAGTCGTATGAACCACGGCGGAAACCAGAGAAACCTAGGTTTAAAGCCATGTCTTCAGAGTTATCAAACACTCCGTAAGAAGTACCACCAGATCCGTATGAGTTCATGCTAGCAAGCATATCATCAATAGCTAAGCTAGTTGAACGATCTAAGAAAAGCATGTTCTCTTCAATTGCTCCTTGACCATCAAATGTTGCTAAGATAGCATCAAACTCTGCTAAGTCAGTAGCAGCGTTAACACCAGTGATACCTGAAGTTTGGTGACCACGAGTAGTGATAGCCTGGAATAAACCTTGCGTACCGTCGCTTGTAGAAGCATCAGTACCACCAATAGCACCAGCACCGTCAACTGCAGTTTCAGCTTCAAGCATAGCCATTTCTAAGTAATCTGCGAAACGAGCACGAGTATCGCCTTCAGCTTTTAAGTACCAAAGGTAACCGTTCTGTCCTTCTTCACCTGCAACTTCTACCCAACCAATTGAAGTAGTATCTGAACCAGATACTTCGTAGTAATCCTTCATGATTAGGTGCTTGTTAGAGTGGCTAACAAACTTAGGTGCGTTAGCAGAAGAACGTCCGTCTGTTCCTTTTTCAAACTCAGAACCGATAACTAGTACTCTTACTAGCTCAGAGCCTGTATCTGTAGAACCTAAAGCAGTTGCCATATTAGCAGCGCCATAAGCGATTACAGTAAACTCAGCAGCGTTATCTGCATCTTCGTTAATATGTGATACATAACCTTTAGCCGTAGCATCTGCAACAGACATGATTACCATATCACCTACGCGAAGACCATGGTTAACACCTATATCGTTTCCATCAACATCTTTTTCGATTTCATATGTATCGTTAGAATCCTTGTACTTTGCCGTGTAAGCTAAGTGTAGACGACCCTGTTCTGACCAAATAACACGGTCAGCAGCTGAAGGCTCTTCTGCGCCAATTTGTGCTAGGAATCCTGCTATTGTTCTTTTACCATAGATCTCTGCTTCTTTTTCCATAAGATCTGGTAAGTATTGTTGCGCCCAACCTTCTGTATCTGAAGACGTAAAGTCTACATAGTTAGACGACAACGTTTGTTTACGTGGAGACGCGTCAATTGGAGAAGCGCCACCGTTAAAACTTGTAATTGCCATTTTTTCTTAAATTATTTGTTTTTCATTTTAAATTTAAAAGAGGCTGAATCATCACCTAATACTCTAAAAGTAGGACCGCTAGTCTTTGCGTTTTGATGTGAACTTCTAGGGTCCATATCAATATTCTTAGACTCTTTCATGCTTTCTTTTAAAGCATCAGCCCTGCCTTGCTCATAAAAATGTCGAGCTACAGCATCAGGGTTCATAGCTGTGTATAGAGCTTTATGGTATCCTTCAGCATCAGAAAGTTGTTGATTTTCGTCGACAAACTTTGCCGTGAAATTATTAATATTACTTTGCTTTGCTTTAACACCTTCTACGTCATTGATATTGAAACGGTACTTCTTATCGCCAACGTTGTATTCAAAACCTTTGAATTTGTCGTTGAAAAGATTACTCGTCTTTTTCTCAAAAACATTAGTACTTTGCTCTACAGCTTTTTTAGTTTGTTCAGACTCTTTATTGTATCTGTTGAAAAAATCAATTGCTTTCTGCTGCTCATTTGTAAGCCTGCTTCCAGCTTTAATTTCTTCATAATATTTAGACTTTTGCCCGTCTAAGTAGGCTTTAGCCTCGGCAACTTGCTCTTTATAGGCTAATTTTTTTCTTTTAATATCTCGTTCCTCATCCATCTCTTCATCGTACGAAAAATTATCTTCAATAAGAAAATCTATTTCATCAGGAGTTAGATGTGGTTTACTTGTTTCGTAATATTCTCTAAGCGCTTGTTGATCACTTAGCTTGCTTGTGTCTCTATTTAACTTTACATAATCTTCAAGATCACCACCAGTTTCATCCATAAAATCAACTAGCTTTTGAATATTCTCTGGTAGAGGTTGTCCAGTTTCTTCAGACTCATCAAGAGCCTCCATAACCTCTTCTTGAGTTACGACTTGCTCTTCTGTATTTTCCTCATTGGTAACTTCCTCAAGGGTTGGTACCTCTTCATTAATGTTCTCTTCTTGTACAACTTCTTCAGTAGCTTCTTCGGTATTATTTTCAGAGTCATTTACTTGTTCTGTTGGCTGGCTTAAATCTACTTTAAAAACATTAGGATCGTCCTTGCTTTCAAACTTATCTAAGTCAAGCTCTGGAGCCTGTTCTTCAACAGTCTCTTCTTGAGATTTTTCGTTTTCGACCTCGTTGATTACTTCTTCAAGATCTGTTTGATTGTTTTCCATAATATAAAATATAAAATTGTTTTAATTTATCGCGGTGTAAAAGCCTCTAAATCAAAGTTACCTCCAATAGTATCATTACCTGCAGACTCAAAGTTTTTAGGTGGTTTACCTGTTTTTCTTTGCTCTATCATTTCACTTTGTTGAGTAGCTTGTATTTTAGTTCTTTTATCTTTACGATCTTCTTTTTCTTTTTCTCTATCTTTTAGCCCTTGAACTTCTGCACCCTTAAGCTGCATGTTAAATTGGAACTCTAACATCATGAGCTCTTTTTTGGCTGCTATCTCAGCTTGCATCTTCTGAGCGTTAAGCTGTGCTTCAGCTTGCATGAGCTGCATTTTACTTTGAGTAATAGCTTGCTGCTTTTGTATTTCTGTTTGAGCTGCAGATTGAGCAGCTTGTGCGTTAGACTGACTTTGAGCTTGTATATTCTGCATCTGTTGCTGCTGATCTTTCTCTTGCTTTTTCTTACGTCTAAGCTTTAGCAGCTGATTAGCTAGTTTAAGATTTTTTATATCTCTAATATCTATAGCATCTTCTAAGTCTATGCTTTTTTGCTGGAGAGACATTTGTATGTTATTCTCGAGCATTTGTTTTTCTTCTTCATCAGGAGCTAGATCAATAAATATACCAAAATCATGAAGATGCAGCTTTGATATTTTTTCTAGCTTTGCTACGTTTCGATGACCTATAGCCTGTATAAATGCTTTTTTAGCTGGAGAATATTCAATAACATCCGATATGCGAAGTGATAGCTTCTCTGCTGTCTCAGCTGTTAATAGTAAACCAGCTTGCAATATATGTCTAGTAGCGGTGTTAGAGTTTGCCGCTGCTATTTTTTGTATACCAACTAACGCGTTTTTATCTGGAGTACTACCGTCTCTAGCCTCATTCAAGCCTGTTACATCACGTATCATTTGAAGATAGTAGTTATACGTTTGTATTAAAGACTGCAACTTAGCGCCTTTACCACTAGAGTTAATTTCTTGAATAGGCACTTTACCAGGATTCATATCACCTTCAGAGGTAAAGCTTCTACCAATAATACTACCAGTCTGGAAGAACATGTTTAATGCCTCTTGAGGACTGTAGTTAGTTCCATTACCTAAGTCTATTTCAGCAAGTCCGTCAGCGTCAAGATAAACACCGTCTGGTACCATCTTTGACATTACCTGCTGTAGTTTTAAATGCGTAAGCTGAATCATATCAGCAAATCCAGTAATTCTACTAACCAAGGACTCTATACGACCTTCGTACATACGCGGGGCTACAATACTGTAGTTCATTTTAACTTTGTTAAAGTCACTCTTAGGCCTTAACATATTCTTAGCTAAATCCCAATGCAACAGCATATTAGAGCCAAGAACCATAACACCTTCGTACAGCACCTCTATCTTTTTAGATTCTCTAATAAAATCACCAGCCATATCTGCAGGTGGATTAAAACTGTCTGTTTTGCGAATAGCTCTTTGACCTCCAGTGCCTGTAGTCTTAATCTTGTAAACTTCGTTGTTATAAGTCTTGTAGTTGAAATATAAAACCTCTACAATATTTCTATCTCTACTTGCCGCTCTATTTCTTCCGTGCCTGTAGTTATTCGCTTTGCTGTTTTTTTCTAATATTTGATCGATATCAGATTGTTCTAAATCAGGAAACTCTTTTACAAGCTCGTTAATAGGTATTGATTTAACCTCACCTACATAGTATATATCGTCAAAATATGGCGAGTTAGATCTAGAGTATATTAAATTAGCTGGATCTACATAATCAACCACAACACCCTCAGACTTGTTAAAGCAAGTTTTAACAGCGCCAATACCTAGTACAGTTAAGTCGTAAAAAAATCTTTTCTTAATCAGCTCGTAATTACTACCTTCTAAAAGCATTTTAATAGCTTGCTCTTCAGCAATCTCAATAGCCTGCTTGTATTGCAGTTGCATATGAAGCTGCAGCTCTTCGTCTGTTTCAGGTAATGGATTCATATTACTTTCTCTAGTATCCATACCTAACTGCTGCTGCATGGCAGCGTCGAAGTCCTTCATCTTCATGTCACCTTCAACCGCCTCGATAAAATCAGTTCTTTCTTTAGCCCCTTGCGCATCTATCGAAAAAGCCTTTATGTCATATGTTCTTTCTGCTATGCCGTTTACTACAATATCAACAAATTTAGGAATAATAGGGACAGGTGTCCAGTCTAAATTAAGATAGGATAAATCGCCATTAATAGACAACTCATCCTTGTATTTCTGTATAGACTGTTCTCCTCTTGCGTACAGTCTTAGCTTATGATAGTTATTTATAGCGTTAGTATATCTATTAGCGTTGTTTTCTTGAGTAAACCACTCTGTATAGATAGCCTCTGCAACCTTGGCGCCGTACTCATAAGAGCTTTTTTCTGCGTCGCTAACGTTTTGTTTTGGAAAATTTACATATACTGACTCAGCCATGCTTATTTAATTATTTGGGAGTTAACTCCCGTATTGTTGTATCGAGATATATTAAGGTTTAAAGGTTGTCTTTCAACTTTAGCGTTTGGTGCATATAAATGTCTATTGCAAGCCATTATAGCTAAACCAGAGCTTATTGACGCATCGAACTTTGTTCTTTTGTTGATATCAAATTTAGCCCAGTCGTTTAGTAAGTCATTGAAATATACGGTGCCATAGTTACCGTCACCTAAATGACCAACGTGATCATTAATATACATTTCAATAGCCGCAGCATGAGCCTGCTTGATATCTTCACTTGAGTTTGGTATACCACCAACTTCTTTTTCAGCAGTTGATAGTTTGTTCCACGACTTGTCGGGTCTATTCATACTATAGCCTCTGTATCCTCTACGTCGTAAATAATACAATAGACGAGGCTTATTGTTCTCTGCGAGCAAAGGCATCCCATAGAATACTAATGCCATTAGAACGTCCTCAAAGAACATCTCTGCGGTTTGTGGTCTAGCTATGTACTCTAAGAAGAACGAACTCGGTGGCGCGTCTTCCATAGAAAATTTTGTAAGTCCGTGTAAAGCTCCTTTAGAACCGCGACCATCAACTGTACCGCTGATATCGTAACTATCGCAGCCAAAGGCGCCAATGTGATCATTACCGGGATATTTAATTCCATTTTTAATTATCTGCCTGTTTTGCAAATGAACTGGCGGCACCCAGCTTACCTTGAATCTACCTGTTGGATCAGGATTAAAGACGACCTTAGTATCTTTAACACCTTTAACCCAGCCAAAGCTACCTACTGTAAAAGGAGCATTGTGTCTGCTGCCTTCGTTAAAATCTATTTGCTCATATATTTTAACTAGGTTAAATATACTGTTTTTAGTTTCATCTCTAAACGCGTGTTCTTCAGTACGTGGAAACTGTCTGTAAAATTCATTTAAAGCGTCTTGATCGTCTTTTAAGCCTTCAGCTTCGTTTTCCCAGTGATCAATAACACCTACATCGATTAATTCACCGTCTGGTCCATGTCGTACATCATCACTTCCACAATTAAAGACTGGAAGTCCGTATTCGTCAATAAATCCTTCATAGTTCCATTCCATTGGGATAAAGAGAGAATAAAGCCCAGACTTCGTTTGTCCATTACGATTTCGTCGTGTGACGTCAGAATCATTATATAATTTTTTAAAGTTTTCTCCACCTTTATCTAGCGCGTTGCTGGTTGAACCCATCATGCACTTACCAACGATTCTACTACCTAACCTTAAACAAGTTTTAGTAACTCGCCAGTTGTTTAATATGTTATCAGGCTTTTCCCACTTGCCACTCTCATCGTGAACCAGCAAGTTTAGCTTTTCACCATCGTAGCTATTATCACCAGTATTTTTCCAGTCAATCGTGGTGTCAAGACCCACTATTTCTTCAAGCTGCTCGTTGCTCTGTATTTTTTTGCGAGTAAACTTACTAGCTGGAACTCTATACGCAAGCTCAGACTTTGGACGGTCCATACCGTCTTGTATAGGCTTGAAAAAGAAAGGATAGTTTATCGATATAGGTACAACCTTATCAGTAAACATCTTCTTTGCATCGGCACCAGACTTAGAGAGTATCCCATATCTACTATCACTCGATATAGTGGCTAAGTTAACTGTTTCAGCTGACGACATAAACGAGAAACCTGAACGACGGTTTTTAAGGTAGCACATCCCATAGCATCTCTTGTCAGCTTTACAGGCTTCCCAAAATATAAAGAATAGTCTGTTCGCCTCTCTAAAGTCTGGAGCTCCAACATCAATCTTGCTCCATTGCAGGTACATATAGTGTGTACCTGTTATGTATGTCGGTATGCCTTTATTAGCAAACCAGAAACCTTCGTCTCTGCGCTTAAACTCTTCGTCAATATAGTCGTACCACTTTTCTTTTTGTTCGTCTGGATAATCTCTCCAGTCGAATATATTTTTTATACGGCTAAGCTCTTTTGGATATTCAGCTTTTACCCATTTGTCTTTTTTATGTTTAAACACGTTAGAGGTGGGCACACGCGGCAATGCGATTTGCAACCCTTGTATTTCAAGGATTTCTCCGATTTGCCCAGTCTTTGATATAACGATGATATCATGGTCTTTATCATAACCGTATTTCCATTTTTTACCACGATTAAGCCTCGTGATAGTTGTTTTCTTAATTGGTTCTACAACCTTTACTAAACTCTGCTCGTACATTACTTTGATCTACCCTCAGCAAAACCCTTGAAGACGCGCTCTTTCTTTTCTTCCGGAGACTTACCATCTAGTAAGTTTTGTTCTTCTTGGATTCTGTTTAATATCTCGAAGGCGTCGAAGATAGCAAGCTTTTTTGTGGCAGCGGCATTTTTGAGTCTATCAGCTGATATATCATCATCTGAATCAACAATAGCTTCTTTAGCTACTTTAATTAATTCCTCAACCGCTCTGTGCCCAGCTTGGATTATACTCTTCTTCGTCTCCTTGATATTCATATTTAATTGTAATAAATTGAGATGGTATTCGGTACAACCTTTTACCATCAATAACGAACTCACACTCCATTCCTGGTCTAAAACCAACAAGAGAGTTTAGCTCTGCTCTGCCATCAGTGTGTTTTACAATGCCAACCAAAGGTTTTTCAGTATCAACGCTTAGTTTGCTATTGTCCTTAATAGGCTGCACAAAGCAATAACCCTGCGGACATATCCACTTTTCGTTACGCTTGTACAAGAATATCTGATCATAGTTCGCGAAGTATCTATCTTCTTTATAATACGATCTACTGTTGCGCTCTCTACCTTTTACGTCATGCCAGCGCCTAAACACATTAAAGTGAACTACAACTGTGTCACCTTCTTTTATTCCATAATCGGTGAACCTAGGTACTGATACGACTTTGGCTAACCTATTGACGTGATAATGGTTGAATACTTCTGTATTAACTATTAACTCTTTATCACCAACTTTTTTGGTATTGTTATATCTTTCGCCAATAGGCTCTACAATAAAGTTGTACAACGCCTGCATTAATATTCTAAATTATACTCTACAGATATTGCCATATTCTTGTTAAAGTCTTTCCAAGGAATAACGGCTTTGTCTTTTGTAATATATATAGAGTACTTTTCAGTTTCTTCTAAAATGTCACAAATGGTATGACCGCCATACACTTCCTGCCCAACAGAATAGTGCATAGCGTCATTTTTGTAATCTTTACCAATAGTGATCTTACGAATCAGATGGCTCATCTTTCGCGTAATTAATAGTACCGTCGTTTACATTAATGTCGAAAGTACCGTATTGATCTTCAAACTCTTTTTGCAAAGAATTAAGTTGATCTTGGAAGCTAGCCATTTCGTGAAGCATTCTGTGCTTACGAACTTCGGCTACACCAAGTTCCATTTGAGCTTTGTTTAAAACACTAACGATTTCTTGAACTTTTTTAAGTTGCTCGTCAGTAATCTTTTCTGGTTTTAGGTCTACGACCTTTTCTTTTTTCTTTTTTCCCATAATTAAATTAAATTAAAATTGTTTGTTGTTTATGTAAATAGTTGTGATCTATATAATTTTGCAACGAAGTTGTGTAAGTAAACTCTAGCACCGTCTTTAGGTCGATCATCTGAACTAGTAAAGTAAATAGTAAGCGCACTCGAGGTACTCGTCGTAAGATCGACATCATTATCTTCAGAAGGAGTGTCTAATGATACCCATTGATCTTGCGCAATATGAAAATAATCACTTGTAACTCCTGGCATCTGCAAGGTTGTATACACCGTGTCTGTGCCACTCCATCGATCTGTCACATCATTAGAGCCGTCGCCAGTTGAGTCGTACGTGCTTTCTAAATATATGTCGCACGTTATTTCTATATAGTCACCTTGCCTTACTGCCGTTGAAAAGGGGGAAGAGTTTCTAAATCCAGCAGTCCCTGTTTCGTCAGCGTTAAACTCTACTCTTAACGCGTTACTTTTTCCTCCAAAAGTTACACCATGAGTTAGCGTAACAGCCACGTCATTTTGACTGTAGTTCCCCCAACCGTCAACCCCAGAAGACCAATCAGCCGTATATGTTTCTAGAAGTACACGGCTACTTGGTGCTGATACTGATGTTAATCCGCTACTTATACCTAGCATTACTTACCAAAATAGCAAATTGCAGGTGTAGCGTTTGATCTGAACTCTGACCATCTGCCATAAATAGTTACACCTTTTGGAAACGTTACGCCCTCTATAGTTGTTCCACCAGCAGCATGATATTCATCTAAGAAGTATAATCTATTAGCACTATCAATATGATCTATTTCAGCTATTCCTACTCCTGTTACTGGCGCACCAACTTCTTTTACAACTAAACTAGTTCCATAAGTGCCACCGCTAATACTAACTACCTCCATATAGTGCTTGTTTGGTCCATTATACACCGGCGTTATATGACCAGCGTTTGTGTCTACGGCAATACCGCCATCAATAGTTTCATCAGCATCGTCTCCAATTAAAACTATTTGACCAGGCTTAATACGAGAGTTACGAGCATTGTCAGTAAGAGGAATAACACCTGTTGCTACCGTACCCGCGCCTGAAGCTTCAGCAAAAGTTACACCTGCGAAGTTCGCGTCAGGTCCGCCAGCTGATGCTAGCTCATCATCTTGATGCGTTGGAAATTGAGGTCCAAGCGTATCTAAGGTTTCTGTTTCTAAAATTGTTGGAGCACAATCAGCTAAAAATTGTATAGCTACTATAACGTGATCCTTGGGCGGGTAAACAGATCTATCATGATTAGTAAATAAGCTGCCCATTTGCCCGAAATTATAAGCAACTTCTGTTGAGTTTTGTCCCATTTTATTTTTTTACTTTTTCTATAGATCTACCAGCAAAGTACGCACCAAAAGCGGTAAGCATAAGTATTTGTAGTAAGTCTACATATGAATCTTTAACATTGAAAGGCAATGTATCTACGCTATCAAAAACCATTGTTAGCATGAACATACCCATTAAACATATAAGCGTTAAAGGTCTAATAAG